TGTACGCCTTCCTAAATTCTGCCTCTGTGTACAACATTTAAAAATTAATCTCCTCGTTAGTTTCTTCTTCAAAGATTGTCTCTGTCATACGTCCTGTTGATTTGCTGTACGTGAGGTGGCACGCTATCCCTGTGTCACCACTCCAACGGTTCTTCAAAATTCTGACTGTTGTTAAGTTGGGGTTATCTGGGTCTTGTTGATTTCTCTCCAAACCCACAACCATATCACTTAACTGAGCAATCGCTGCGGAACCCCGAAGTTGAGATAGTGAAGTCACTGCCCCTTCTTCGTGTCCTTTGTCCCCCGATGGTCTCTTAAGTTGTGAGACCAATATCATTGCACACTGTACTTCTTCCGTCAGTGTACGAAGTTTTGTCATTGTATTGTCAATCAGGCGGCGTTCATCACTGCCATCAAAACCACTAACAACGATACTGAGATGGTCAAGAATAATGTAATCACAGCCACAGCCTCTGACCAAGTATCTGATTTTTTGTAATAAATTATCGGAATCTGTAGACCCCCAATGGTCATAAAGAAAAACACGACCATTGCCCACGGTAGCGGTGTAAGCGTCTCTAAGCTCATCTCTTGTCACTCCGTCTGTAGATAAATGTAATGGTTGGTTTAACTCTAGTCCCATAATTGCACGACCTGTGTGCTTATTATTTTCTTCTAGAGCTATATAACCAACCGATAGACCATCTTTGATTAGCTTGTATGCAATCTCTCTAGTAAGGGAGGATTTTCCTATCCCACTACCTGCTGTGATTGTTACAAGCTCACCCTTTCTAATCCCGTGTGTTTTGGAGTTAAGACCTTCAAACGGATAAGGGATGCTTTCGGCATCATCATCTGAAATAATTATATCCCAGAGTTCATCACCAGGGACAATACCGTCTGGTCTAAACGGTTTTGCTTCCCACTGTGCATCAAGAAGTTCTTTGACTCTTCCCGCAACGAGCATTTCATTTGCATCCTTGAGAGGGAGTCTTGCTATTTTTGCTTTACCAGGAGTTAATAATAAAGAACACTCTTGTGCAGCTTTCTTACCATGTTCATCTTGGTCGAACATGAATAAGACAGTTTTAAATCTTTCTAACCAGTCAAGACTACGGGCGATGTCGCGTTTAGCTCCACCTGCACCAGTACGAACAGACACTACAGGGTAGCGATGTTCTAAGACTTGAGACATACTCATTGCATCAATCTCACCTTCAGTAATGATGACCATGTTGCCACCATCACGCCATAGGTGTTGACCAAACAAACCTGCTTTCTTGCTTTCACCGAGATAAGAAAAGTCTTTATTTGGGAAACGTATTTTCTGACCAACAAGATTATGATGATTGTCATAGTAGTTTGCTACTTGCACGGGGGTGCCTGCAACCATTCCAACCTTGTAACCCCAGAACTTACATGTCTCTAAAGTTAACTTACGTTTAGTAAGAGCTTTATATTCACCATTAACAACGTTAAATTCCACAGGCTGTGTTCTAGTGTCCACTTTAGGGGTTTCTCCTTTAGTGTATGTTTGGCATGAAAAACAATAAGTATGACCGTCTGAATAAACACCCTTAGCGTCACTGCTCCCGCAATCATCGCAAGGTTCTTTAAACAAGTGTTCGCTATCCTGAGTGTGTTCGTCCATCAGTCTTCCTCGCTAACGTCTTCTGTTATGTCTAATTTAAATGCGATACGTTGAAACGCATCTCGTAATTGCAATACTTCTTCATCTGAAAATGACTCTTCATCATCCAAAATTATATCAACTAATAAATTGAAAACTTTTTCCCAGACGTTATCCATTTAACCACTCCTTCGGAATAATTTCTCCTTCTGCCCATTGGAACTTGTAGCGGTCAGCCCACTCAGAGCAGGTCATTTTTGACCCGTCTTTGCGTTTCTTAGCCCCTTGCACTGGACTGTTTGCTCTTTGAAATAAGAACCTAATGTCTAGGTCTGGGTGCTGTGCTTTAATAGCTTTCATTTTCCTTTGTGCGTCTTGTCGAAAGTATCCTTTCATTTCTATATATACGTCACCGATTTTGAGGTCTGGGACATAGGAGCGTTCAACGAAATATTGAAGTGTATGAGGTTCATATTCGTATTCAACTCCCTGTGCTTCCAGTTTACCGATGACCCGTTCTTCAAAAGTCCCCTTCAACTGCTTGGGCATTTGATGTCTCATTAAAGATTGCTGCTTCAGGATTAATCTCGAAACCATCCTCTTCATCAAACATTGAACTCTTGCTGCCATACTCAACGAGGTCAATGACCTGAACACCTTTCAGACGAAGTGACACTCCGACTTGCTTGGTGCTTGCCATGACGTATGGAATTGGCTCGAATGCCACTTTCACAGTAGACCCATTACCAATCAAAGTTTTCTCGGTTACGGGGTTGCGCTTCGCATCAACGACAACAGGTTTCTGTTCATAGATACGACCATCACGAGATTGAACCTGGGCTTTTAGTTTAGTTTTAAACTTTAGCTCACCAGTCTCATTGCCATTCTGGTCAACATGTTTTTCACGTACAGAGCGAGTGGACAGGTTCTTACCCTTTGCAGGGTTCGCCTTGACCTCTTCATCTAGCCTAGCTTGAATTAAGCCTTCTAGGTACTCACAAAGCTCTTCACTTTTTTCTTCAGGGATAATGACATCAATACTATATTCGCCAGTAGAGACAAATTTAGTATCTGGTTCATGGACTTTCGCCCACATAGCCTTACCCTCTAAAATGTGGATATTTTTACTCATATTTTAGTTTCTCCTTGAGTGTAACTAATGCTATTTCTAGCAATAGGGTGATGGTTAAAGTCATGCAAAAAAGTACTTACTTTTCAATACGTTACGTAAATCCAATGACCCCCTTTCAGGTGGTTTTGGTACATCTTCTGTACCGAGGATATTACACGCGTGTAATCGTAAGTCTTCTAATACATCATGTTGCTCATACATATCAACAAAAGATTCTCTGAGTATTTCACTCATCTGATTCATGTGGGTTGTATGAGTACCATAACTGTCGTGTACCATCGCAAATTCCTTTAAACCTAATTCACGACATCTGTTGATAGTTATGGTGAGGTGGGCAGCATCTAAACTGTGAATGAAGTTTGGACTAGCACCTGTCCTTGTCTTGGACTTGTTAATCTTTCCTTCAATCTCAGTGTGGTGTTTTACCACCATAATACTGCCATCAATCTTAGTCTTGATTTGCCTACCCTTTGTATCTGGGTAAGCTTGTCTAACTAAGAAATTTGTGGGAGTGACCCATTCCATAGGTTGGTTAACAGAACTATACAAAGCACCAATGTCCTTTACATAATCCATCACCTTCCTAGCAGAACCAATGACTCCATCTATTGAGTCCCAGATGTGACCTGAAACATAATAACTAGCGTCATATAAATTATCGAATGGGTTCTTGTCCCCTTTTTGTATTCTTGCTTCCATAGCTTCCAAGACATACTTCTTACATGCCATCAAAGTTCCACTGTAGGGAACAATCATGCACGGTCGTTTTGTCAGGGAACGGTCAACCCCAAACTCTAAGAAACGTAAGGCAACTGGATGACCCTTGAAGGCATCTTCCTCTACCTTTTTCATAGTGAGGTTTGCTACATCAGTGTAAATATCAGCGGGAACATCTGAGTCAACTAAGTTAACTGCACGTCCACCTTCTTCGTCTCGTAGGATTGCTGAAAGGTTTTGTAGTCCATTACAAGAACCATCTGCTGATACAGGTAGGTGTGATACAAACCCATAACCATTTCTAATCAATCCATACCATTCAAAGACCCAGGCTAAGAACTGCCAAGGTTTATCCGCTTCTGTCCACCAAAGATTATCATAAGGATTTTCGGCAGACTCCACGATACGGTCTTCGCTCATGTAAGCCCATAGTTCCCTGTCTTCTAGTGATACCTTATCAAGACCCCAAAGATTAGCTCCGTGTATTGCTAACCATTTAGCATCTTCTGGGGAGTTTATAGGAACACCACGACTAAACATTATGATGCCCTTTCCCCAGTCAGCTACTTGAGGAGACATGAAACTTTCTACTGGATACTTACGTCCACGAAAGTCTGTTTGCCAGACAAAGTAGAACTTCTCATATCGCTGATAATCCTCAGCTAGTTGTAAGGTTCTCTCTATCTGTATCCGCTTAGACATGTTCTTGTGATTGAATACATGGATAGCTCCACGCTTCTTTCTCCAAACTTTAAACTCAGCTTTCTCTTGCTCAGTCATGTCTGCGGGTTGTTTATCGAAGGGATAATCGGGCAGAGGAACGGGGAATTTTGGAGGGAGACCCGCCCACTCTTGTCCGCTATCCCAAACTTTTCTAATGACTTCTAGCACTGGAGAGTTAATCTTCCAAGCTGTCTCCTGTAGTGCATTAAGTGCATTAAATTCTTGTTTTAAATCGTACTGCTGTAGTCTTTTAAAATATTCAAATGTACTCTTTCTCATCAATGCGCCCTCACCATTGGAAGTCTGTTAAATAACTCCGAGTGATAACCACCACTGAAAACATCCGTCCAAGGTTTAGGGGGAATGATACTGGGTACATATCTAGGTCTTAAAGTCATAGCTGTGTCGTTGAACTTCTTTATCCACTCAAGTGTTTTCTCCGTTGGTTCAACAAACGATTGAGACCTATTTCTTGCTACATAATGAGTGTTGATTTTGATGATACCTGTCTCGACAATAATGTAATCAATCAGGTGCATTCCTACTTTAATACGTTCCTGGGGTGTCCAGTGAGGCATGATGTCATTGAATCCATCTTGCTGTAATTTGTAGTTGATTGCTCTCATCTGTTTGTAGCGTTCTTTGTAATCATCTTTATAGAAATCTAAGATGCGTTCTGCTTCTGCTTTGTTCATGCTATGCCATTTGTTCAGTCGTTGATTGTCTTCAACAAACGTCCCAACATTGTTAGCTACACGATGCAAAGTGAACTGCGCTGAACTGCCATCTATGACTGCTACAAGAGATATGAATGCTGTTTGTTCAGGGTGTGCATCTTTGAGTTTTGTTAGTGCAATATTGTTCCTAACACTCTCTTTCTGTGCATCCCTAATTCTGTCTGCGATTGGTTGAACTACACTAGCGATAATGGCACGACCATGCTTGGTCTTAGACTCCATTTTCTTGTTCAACATTTCATTCATTTGTTTGAGATAGCGGTCAGCTCCTGCCTGTACCATCTCTTCCTCAAGTCGGATTTGTTCATCCTTTGTCATACTGCGCCCCCGTTCTGCCACTTATGTGGCGTTAATCAGAATGTACCTACACAAGTGTAAGAATACATTATATATAAATTTTCACTGTGAATTACGTTAATTATCATGTATTTAGAAGTAATTGCACAAGTGTATGGAATGTACTGGACATTTTAAGTGGGATGGGTTGGTGCGGACGGCGGGACTTGAACCCGCAAGCCTTTGAAGGCGATGGATTTTAAGTCCATTATGTTTACCAGTTTCATCACGTCCGCTTACCCTGTGCCACATACTGCGCCACTAATTCCCTTCTAGTATAGTTAGTCCCTCTGTCAAGTGAATAGGTGCTAAGTGAGCATACCGCATCGTGGTAATAATCGTCTTATGACCCATCCAATCCTTTACGTGAGGGAGAGGTAGTCCACCCTGTACTAACCGACTACAAGTAGTATGTCGAAGTGTATGCCACACTACGTCATCTAATCCCAGATGATTCTTAGCACGTTCCCAAATGGAGCGGTGCCAGTTGTACTTAAAGTCGAACACACGTTGATTAGGTTCTAGATTTTTCGACCGCATCAATAACACCTCTCTTGAACGTTTTGTGAGAGGGACGAGGCGAGGTTGTTCATTCTTACTCTCACCTATGTAAAGACCGTCTTTGATAATATCTTTAGTCCTAATGTTTAGTAGTTCGCTGTATCGGATACCCGTATCAACTGAGACAATGAATGCTTCTAAAATGTCAATCTGACCCCATTGTTCTAAGGTCTTCATAATCATTAGCTCTTCATCTTGGTTAATCCAACGAATACGGTTCTTGCCTTCCTTCTGCCTGTGAAAGACTGGCATATTTTCTAACTTACCGTGTTCATGTGCAAAGCGTAGTATCTTCGATAATGCAGCGAGTTTTCTGTTGATAGTGCCATTAGCACGACCCTTAGATTTCTGCTCCATAATGAAGTCATCTATAACGCTAGTCGTTATATCTGAAACTGGCATGTGCTTACCAAAGTAATTGATAAGTTCTTTCATAATTAAGATTTGCTTTGCTTCAGACTTACCGCCTGCCCAGTGCATCTTATATGTTCTATCCGTAGCTTCTTCTAAAGTGTACGAATTATCAAGTTTATTTAGCTCTGGAATTGGTTTTCCTAGCTTCATAGAGTGGCGAACTAAATGCTCCCACGCCTCTGCGTCTACCTTGCTGTCAAAGTTCTTGCGTATGCGTTCACCATTAACTGTGATGTACGCTTGCCAACTCTGACCTCTCTTTGTCACTGACATTAAAATACTCCTGTATTGTTGTTATAATTCTTCTCCCCTTGGGCGTTAGTTCAATGAACTTCTCAATACGCCTTTCAGGGTTCTCATAGGTCACAATCAAATCGTGACCATCTTTCTTGTGTCTTGAATACTTAGATAATGCAGCAATGTTTCTGCTAGCACTAGCTGAAGTAATCCCCAGATATTCACCGACTTCTTTTACTGTCACTGGAATCTTCTGGTCGTTCTTCTGAGCGATAAAGAGCAAGGTCAACATAGTCTGCGCTTGCATCTCCGTGTCCAGTTTCCTGAACTCTTCGATTACTCTCATCGCCTTTATCAATCTTAGAGACAAATAATGTTCCTATCTTTTTACTACAGATTGCTAGGGTGTCTTCACTTGTACAACCACATATCACATGTGTACATGTATCACAAGTGTAGAAACTTCGATGAAATGATATTTCGTAACTGCCCATTCTCATTCTATTCTTAACCTTTCTTTGCATTCTACCGCCGCACCTAGTCGCAGCTTCTTGCCCTCCAAACAGTAATGCTCTTGTTTTCTTTATCCAGAGATTTACTCTCTTTCACATAAGTTCCATAACCAACTGGATGATAATCATCTAAGAATCGGTTAAGCCATTGGCTAACCATCTTATTTTCACCTTTACAGGTGACTTCAATACCAGAAATAGTTGGTTTTTGGGTAGTAATAAGTCTCATAGTGGTACTCCTTTAAAACTTAGGTGTCAATTCTATACCTTTGGCGA